CCATTAGATTTTGAGTTTGATAAAGAGCAAGGAGTATTATTCATCGAGGATTCTCAGTGGGCTAAGGAAGAGAGATGGATGAGTAAGGGTTCTGTATTAGATACTTATGGTGAATTCTTATCTGATTCTGAACTAGATCTTATTGATTCTGATCAAATAGGTGCAGGATTTAATAGATATGGTATGCAACCAGGATTTGGTTATGACTTAGATTCATTTAAACATAACTCAAATTATGCTACAGGAAGAAATCAAAATGGTATTCAAGTTATTAATGTAGTTTGGAAATCATGGAAGAAGATTGGATTCTTATCTTACACTGATGATAGTGGACAACCAGTAGAGGAAATGGTTGAGGATACATTTAAACTTACCCCTGAAATGCAGGCTTATGGAGCTAGTATTGAATGGAGATGGATTAATGAAGTATGGGAAGGTACTAGAATAGGTAGAGATATTTATGTTAATATTAGACCATTACCTAATCAAACTAGAAGTATTGAGAATCCATCAGAGTGTAAACTACCATATTCAGGATATATTTACAATAATACTAACTCACAATCAACATCATTACTAGACCTAGTTAAACCACATCAATATACCTATACCATTGTATGGTGGAGACTAGAGCAGGAATTAGCCAAAGCTAAGGGTAAAGCATTTGTCATGGATATGGCGCAATTACCTAAATCTCAAGGTATGTCTGTAGATGAATGGATTAACTACTTTGATAATGTTGGTGTAGCATTCATTAACTCTATGGAAGAAGGTAGAGAGGGCGATAGAGAATCTATTTCAAAGTTCAATCAATTCCAGTCTATTGATAGAAGTCTTTCAAATGTTGTCAGTCAATATATGGAAGTACTTAATAAGCTAGAACAACAAGTAGACAATCTTACTGGTGTTAGTCCTCAAAGAAGAGCTGATACTAGTCCTTCTGAAACAGCAACAGGTGTACAGAATGCTATTGTACAATCATCACATATTACAGAGCCCTATTTCTATTATCATAATCTAGTTAAAGGGCAAGTACTTACTAAGCTTCTTGAATGTGCTAAAGTAGCATATGAAGGTAGTAAGAAGATTAACTACATAGTTGATGAGGTGTACCAAGAAGTAATCCATATTGATGGTGAGATATTTGCTGACTCAGACTATGGAGTATTTGTAAGTAATAGTTCTAAAGACTATCAGACTAAAGAGAAGATGCTTCAACTAGCTGCTATTGCTATGCAGAATGATAAGCTAACTATGACTGATTACATGACTATTCTTGATGAAGATTCAATCTCAGTTATTAAAGGTAAAGTTGCAGAGAGTGAGCAAGATATTAAAGATAGAGAGCAACAGAATGCGCAGGCTGATAGAGAAAATCAAGCTGCTATGAATGATAAACAAATTGCTGATGCTCAAGCTGCAAGAGAGAATGACAACTTAAACAAGCAATTAGATAGAGAGAATAAGATTCAGGTAGCTACTCTAACTTTAGGCTCACCACTAACAATACCTACATAATAGATTTCCTCAGCAGCAATAAGTGCATGTTCCCAACCTTGATTAAACTTCATCTCAAGCTTCTCTTGCTTAAGTAAATATTTAATAAGTTGATTAGCAGTAGTTTCTCTTGGGTCAATATACTGAGACTTCATATATTTCTCAATATCAGGTAAAGACATAGTAGACTGTTCATCTTCATCTACTTCTTGACCTAACTCACCCATTAACCTAGTCTTTAAATATTTAAGGATTAAGTCTTTCTTAACTTGTGCTTTAGCAGAATCTGCTCCACCACCAATAGCTCTAGCAAAGAAGTTGAATGGTCTCTTGATTTCTTCACCTTTTAATACCTCAATATTAGTCCTGATGATGTTGTAGTTCTGGATTTTAGATGGTGTTTCTCCTGCCTTTCTAGTCTGACCATAAGGATTAATTACATAATCAAAATCATCATCATCATGCTTAGAGTTGTAAAGGTCATAGTTAACCTGCTTATTCTGTTTAGAAGTTCTTCCATTACGATAGGTAGTATTAGTAGCCATACCAATAATAGCATCAACACATTGCTTACTCCACTCAGTAGTTTTCTGAGCAGAAGTCTTCTTCTGTGGTGGCATGTAATAATTGCTTAAATCTCCTATCATATATTATTTAATATTAAATCTCTGTTTCATTCTAGCAAAGAATGGGTCAATAACTCTCTCTTTCTTGGTATCAGTTGAAATCTTCTTCATTTGAATAGTCTGAGCTACAGCTAACATAAGAGCAATAACTCTGTCATAGTTACCTGATTCTTTGTTATAAGATATTAGTTCTTTAAGTAGACCTTTACTATAAATAAAGTGGAGATTCATTCTTTCTCCTTCAACAGTTTCTGTTAACCAATCACGAAGATATATCTCAAGTTCTGATTTTAACTCTTTTGACATTCTAATACCGTAAACAGTACTATTTAAACCTTCCTTATTGGCTTTTAGTATTCCAGGATCAAGTGCTAATAAATGTAGTGAATTCTTATATTGGAAATGTGTCTTAATACCTCTAAAGTTATTTTCAAATAAGCAAAGACCATTATACCATAATAGTATTCTACGACATTCTTCATAAAATTGATCTGCTCTATCAGGTCTTGCAGTATATTCAGCAACTATTTTATCATAAGGTGAAGATTTAATACCTTTCCTTTTAATAATAAATATAGAACCCACTGATTCAGAATTTAATGCCTCATCTTGGTCATAGGGATCAATACCTGAAACATAATATCCATAACCTGAATCTTTATCAGGATGCTCCCATACTACTAATACACCACCTGTATTCTCTCCTTTCTTAATAGGATAATCTAATATTAGATTTCTCTTACCTAGCTCAGGAACAAAGTCTACTTTACCATTAGCATCAATAGACATTCTTCCAGGAGTTCCTATTACATTATCATCATCAGATGCTTCAACAAGTTTTAATTGATCTTGTAAATCTGCTACTGGAAATATATTACCACTACTTGATAGGAATGCTTGAGAAGGTTTACTAGGATGCATTTGAAGAAATGAATTAAGAGCTTGTGGATCTTTTGCTTTCTTCTTAGCTTCTAACTTCTTATCTACTTGTGCCTGTCCTTTCTTCCTATCAACATTACCAAGCTCATCTCTAAATTCATAAGCCATTGCAGAAGGGATGAATAGCCCAATCTTCTTACCTGTTCCCTCAAATAAATCATCAAACTCTAGGCAATCATAGGCAGCAGGATCATAAAATACTTTCTTAACAGCTTCTGTAGCACCACCATCCATATCACCACCTGTTCCTGTCATCCAAATAGTACCATATTTCTGTCTATCTACTGTAGTACAGTCATGTAATTGACCAAGAGCTAATAATAGATTACCCATGAGACCTACTTCATCTACTAATCCAAATGAATATCTAGAACCGTTAGCAGCAAATTCATTATCTCCAAATGATCTATGCATGATAGTAGAACCAGAGCCCTTAGTCTTCATCTTCCCACCTTCTTTAATCTCATATCTGGCAACTCTATTCTTAGCAGGTTCCCAACTACCTGTAGTCATTTTAGATAATGGTGCAGGATAGTAAATATCTCCTACTGTAACACCACCAGGAATATTACTTAATCCATCTACTATTTTTTCAATAACCTGACCTGAGTAGAATGAGGAAATAGCACTTACTAAGGTATTAGAGTTGAATACTCTTCTTTCTCCCTCTGGTTTATTATAATAATCTTCTAACCATTCATCAAAATCCATGATACCATCAGTTAAGAAGTTATGCCCACAGAAACAACCTGAAATCATGCTCTTACCCATATCTCTAGCTTCTATATCTACTACATTCTTAGCCTCATTATAGTAGAGAGGTTTACCTAGATTAACGGATTGGTACTCATAGAGGTATTCTAAGGCTGGTTTATAGGTCTTATAACTTCCATCACTCTTAGTAAATGACTTAATCTGGAAATCTTCTAGTAATCCTAAGTCATCTTCATTCTTGTCAATGAGAAATCTATGACATGAGTATTCTTCATCTTTTTCAAAGCCTGAAAAGCCTCTAGCAGTAGCATGAATATAACCTTTAATCCATTCTAAGTCTCTAAGTCTTGGTCTACCTAGTGATTTACCTGCTGACTTAACTCCTTTGACTTTCATCTTAATACTCCATAGAGAAGTGTATAGGATTAGAGGACCAGGAATCCACTTCCATTCATTATTATGCTCTACCCAATTGCCTTCAACAACTTTCCTGAACATTTTATGTATCCAAAACCTCTTGTATTCAGCCTCAGCAGGATTTAATCTTTTAGGTATTTCA